TCGGGTAGATCTTCTTGAAAGCAGCACCAGAAAGGCCAAGGGAGTACAGCATCCGCTCATGCTCGGACCTGTAGTCAATCATCCGCTCGGTCAGCATGTAGTTCATGTCATCACGAACCCGCTCTGCTGCCTCTTCCTTGAGTCTGTCAACCGCTCCAATGATCTGAGTTTTGACCGGACCTTGAGCCGGGAAGGTCTCGGTGATCATCTCCGACTGAAAACGGATTGCGGCTTCAGTCAAAAGCGGTGAATACACCCCACAAGCACCGTTCCAGGGCTCAGTACGCTCCTCGTACTTCATGCCAAGGACCTCTAGACCCTTGACAAACATATCTGTCCAGTCTTTGCGGCTGTTGATGTCCACATCTACGAGGTCAATCAACTCAGAAGCCAGGGTTTGAAGCTCACCTTCGTCCATGTACTCCGCGAGGTTGGCGTCAAATGTGTCCGCAGTCTCAGGTTCCGGCATCAGTTCAATCTCAACCCCGTCGATGCCGATGCTGACAGCATCAGGGTTCTCGATCTCGATCTCGATGGCGGGCTCATCGCCCATGAGGGCAGTGTCAAGGGGCGTCATCGCGGGGTCGAAGTTCGTTGCCATGTCAGGTTCTTTCAGTAATACGCAGCCCGTCGCAGGCTACGGAAGTGTCGGGGCTCCTCGGGCTCATCGGACGGCAGGCGTATGAAGCCGCCGTTGCGCATGCGCATGAGCGCCTGGGTCATCGTATCAACATAGTCGTCGTGCTCACCAGCGGGGAAGGCCGCGACCTCCTCCACAAGCTCTCGTGCCCAGCGGGTGTCTGGCACCCACACACGGCCTGAGGTGAACATGTCGGACACCGCGTTCAGGCGCACCACCTTGTCGTTGCTGGTGCCTGTTTTGCCCCGGCTGGGGCTGAACTCACTGATGGGTATGCCCATCGCCCGAAGCTCCTGGATCAGCGGCGCTCCTGCGGCTTTCTTCTCAATCAGACACGCATCAGGCTCCCACTCGCGGTAGTACTCGCTGGCCCGCTTCTTGAGGTCCGGGAATGCCCACCGTCCCTTGATGGCGTCGAGCAGAATGATGTGGGCATTATCGTTGTCTTCCTCGTTGAACCACACACCCCATGTGGTGCACGCGCTGTAGTCAGCGCTGGTCTTGGTCTCGTGCGCGGTATCCCACGACTGGATGATGTACTCGCACTTGGGCGGTTTCTCAGGCTCCCAAAGTTTCCACATCTCGCGCTTGATGACCGCTGCCACCTCCGAGGTGGGGTTCTGCATGTACTGCGCCTGCCAGAACCTCGGGTCCATGCCCGCACGCTTGGCCTGAAGCTGCTCCAGGGGCCACTGCTCAGGCCACAGAGACTTCTCCTGCGGCGTGTGCTCGTGCATGATGGCCGGAAGCTCCACGATCTCCCACTTGTCGGCGTCGGGATTCTTGATCTGGTGGCTGATCAGCATGCCCGTGAGGTCTAGCTGGGACCACCGGGTCATGATCACGATGATCGCACCCCCTGGCATCAAGCGTTGGAGAGGGCCTGTCTGGAACCAATTCCACGCCGCATCGAACGGCGTGCGTGTGCCCGCCTTGATGTCCTGTTCTGAGTGCGGATCGTCAATGACGAAGAGGTCAGCGCCTCGACCGGCGATGCTACCACCGACGCCAACAGCGTAATACTGACCTCCCGCGCTCGTAGACCACTTACCTGATGCTTTTTGGTCCTCTGAGACCTGCGTATCGGGAAAAATAGTGGCGTATTCGGGCGTTTCGATGAGGTTTCTGATGCGCCGACCGAAGTCTTCTGACAGAGACGACGTGTGCGTCCCCATGATGATCTTTTTGTGCGAGAATTTGCCCAAAAAGTAGGCCGGAAACAGGTAAGAACTGAACTCCGACTTACCCATACGGGGCGCGATGTTGATAATCACCCGGCGTTTAACGCCTGAGATCACTTCTTCGAAAATTTGTGCAAGCTTTCTATGGTGAGCGCCTTCTTTGAAGCCTGGATAGCTGAAATGGGCGAAGCCTAAGAGGCTGTTTTGCGCAGCCGTTAGGCGGTGTCGGCGCTCTTTCTCTTCTAGGAGGTCAAAAAGCTCCATTTTCTCCCGCACACTCATGGTGGGGAGCGCGGCCTGGATGGCCTGCGCCTGCTTGGGTGTCAGGAAATCAGGCAGCTTCATTGCTGAGCAGGGGAGTTACGTCTGTCGGGATGGCATCGACCACGCCCATGAACCGCGCCAGCTTCTCTTTGAGCTTGATCTCAAGCTCCTGATCCGTGATGTCCGTCTTTTTGACCTCAACTCTGTCGGTGAAGAGCGCCACTTCAGTGACCCGGCCCAGTAGCTCCAAGGCACGCAGGCGGATGCGGGCATCCGGGTGCTCTACCTCTTCGAGGATCTTCGACACCGCGTAGCCACGAAGCTCCTTGGCCTGATTGACGAACTCCCAGTCATAGGCTGTGAGCATACCAGTGAGGTGCCGCACCGCAGTGGGCGTCTTGAGCGCGAGAAGCGCCGCTTTTTGCTTGGGGTCGGTGTCGGGCTTGACGAGCGCTTGGAACGCGCTCTGAGCCAGCGAGGAGGCTGCTGCGGCGTCTGCCGTGTCGGCAGTGGGCGCTCCCATAGACTCGAGCCAGTTTGCCGTCTCATGCTGCGCGTTGATGAGCGCTTGCGGATCGGTTTTTTCCAACGGCACAGTGTCTGCAGTGCCGCAGACGGCGGGCTCGAAGTCAAGAAGGTGGTCCAGCATGTTGTCGCAGGGCTTGCGCCCGAGTTGGGCGCAGTGTACAGTCGGGTTTGTCTCCTTGCAAGTTCTCTACTTGCTTTCTCCCTGAGGTAGCCGCAAGGCTCCTTTTAGTGCCTCGGACACCCGAGGCATTTTTTTGCATGGTAGTGTCAAGAGTTGGACAGAAAAAGTCTGGGATTTTGTAGAAATTTTTGCTGCGTTTTGTAGAAGATGTGTTAGGGGTGTGTCTAATACACATAAATAAGCTGGCGGGAATAGTTTTGTATTTTTTGTGTAGTATGGGGTGCAGCTAAAACGTAAAAATTTGTGCAGTGTGGTTGTGGATTCGTGTTCATACAACGACGCAGTACCTTGCTGCATACATGGCTCCCCCGGGTACGGTGGGTTCCAGGCTACGGCAAAAGGGAAGAGAAGAACCCCCATATGGTAAAATAGCATCAGCGGTTGGGGATTCGCCCTAGTCGCATCAACCGGGGGAGAAATCTCCCCCACATCGGAGAGAGCATCATGAAGACATTTGCACAGTTCGCCTTCACCTACGGCCAGACAGATCGCCTTACCCAAGACGCTACTGCACACTGGCACCGTGAGTACACGAAGATGGAAGCAGAGCAGCAGGGGGAGATGCGGGATCAGTGGATCCTGAACTACCTCATGGGCTCGCTGGACATCGCTGAGCCCAAGGCCCAGAAGATCGTCGAAGCCAAGCGCACCGAGCGCTCCTCGGCGCACCAGCAGGCATACGACCGCGCTCGTGGGCAGTTCGCCTACCACATCGTCCGCAAGACCTCGGCCAAGGCCGAGCCTGCCAAGGCTCCGCGCATCTCCCGCGAGGAGCGGGCTGCGTGGGCGGCGTTCGTCGCCACGGTCGGCGCTGACCGCGCCGCGCTGATCGCCAAGACCCTTGGCTGATCCAGCGGGGGAGATTTCTCCCCCATTCCGCTACGAGCGTAGCGGGCTGCGTTCGCGCAGGGCATCGCCCTGTGTCCGCGCAGCCCAGTGCGCTTGTTGCCTGCGTCGCAGGCGGCGTGCTAGGAGAGAGATCATGAATGAAGTGATGAGTGCGCGTGACTACGTCGAGGGCCATTACGTAGAACTCGTGCCCTACGTGGGGCTGAACGGGGCCAAGCGTTGGCCCACCAACGCTGAGGTAGATGCTCTTGCGGGGCCGTTGCTCAAGGCCCACAAAGCAGCGCACTACGAGCGGCGCGCCAAGTTCAGGGAGGCACTGCGCCTCCTGCGGGAGGCGGGGTTGCACGCCCAAGCCGAGGCCCTGAAAGGGCCTGAGTACGTAGAGCCGGAGGTGCGGGTCGAACCCCGCCCTGCGGGAGGCAACTACACCGTCGACCCCTTCGTGGGTTGGTGGGCCAAGCACTGAGCGTAGCGGCGAATGGGGTGACCTCACCCCATTGCCAGTGCGCTTCGCACTAGGCGCGGCGTGTGCCGCGCTTCATCTGAAGGAGAGACCATGCAAACCAACCTCATCCTCGCCGTGCGCGGCGTCATGCGTGACCGCGAGATCGCTCGGCTGTTGCCTAGCAACAAGACCGAGCCCGTCGAGCAGCGCAGGAACCCTGCGCGTGCTGCCCGCAAGGCGGCACGGAGGGCGCAGCCATGAGCAAGTCATTCAAGGGCGAGGCCCGGGCGCAAGCCCGTGTCGTGCAGCAGCGCCGCGCTGCGCGTGCTGCGAAGCGCAATGCGAATGAGAACGCGAATGAGAACGCGAATGAGAACGCGAATGAGAACGATTCTCATTTCCGGGGTAAAAAAGACCTCGTGGACGCAAGTCCCGAGCCTGTCCCCCCCGTGCCAGCACAGCGGACGCAAGAAAAGCGTTGGGCCACAAGGCCTTTATATAATATATAGACATTAGACATTATTTATATTTATATATCTATGGCTGGGAAAACGAATATGTCCACGAGCCCACAATTCTTTTTCTTTTTTCTCCACCTTTCCTTCCTCTGTGTGAACAGTTTCTGGAAAAAACATTCACATGTGTCCAAGCCGGGCGTTTTCCCTTACACTGCAACGACTCTTGTGCGTCCCCATCACTGGCACGGGGAAGGAAAGGTTGGGGTAGTGCCGGTTTTTAGTGGACGCAAAGTGTCCAACCCTTGGCATCCGGGGAGCTTTCTCCCCCGTTTTAACCTGAAGGAGAGCGCTCATGACTGAGCCAAACGAGGTAGATCGCGAGTGTCCCGTGTGTGGAAAGCGCAAATTGCTGCGCTTTTTTCGGCGTTGGCGAGGGCGAAAAAAGATTTTGCACGTTGACTGCAACGCGTGTGGGGAGGTCACGCTCTCCTCCATGCGCCCTGCCGAGCGAGAGAAGGCGCTCATCATGGGCAAGGTCAACGTGTCGCCGGTCGTGATTGCCCGCCTGAATGCGAGGGATCTCGCTGACCGTGGGGCTAGGCTGTCCAGTGTGCAGCGGGTGTTGCATTCGGGAAAGCGCAAGCGGCAGTGGGAGCATGCGCTGGGCACACGCTTACGCAACGAGCGGGACTGGGCGCGGCGCAATCTGATGTCCCTTCCACCTGATGCCGTGGGCTGGGCCGAGTTCTTCGAGGGCTACATCAACGCCCTGTCGGACATGATCCTGCGCTACGTTGCCAAGTACAACCGAGTCGGCACGCACACCATGCCGACGGTGGAGGAGGCGCATCCTCTGACCTATGCCAACGAGGCCACGGTCGCTCGGTTGCGTCTGCTTTACGCTGCCTGTCAGCCCATCCGTGGGCGCAGGATGTTTCGTGATCCGTGGTGTCTGACGTGGCGCGAGTACGTGTCTGAAAGGGGTATCCGATGACCAAGTCTGATCTGGAGGATGTGTTGTTCTTCGGGCTGGGGTTGAGCAGGCCTGATGCACAGAAGGGTGTGCGCTTGCTGTTGTCTCACATCACCAGCGCCCTTCGTCAGGGCGACGAGGTGAAGATCAACGGCTTCGGTGTGTTCGAGGTGCGTGAGCGTGCCGCACGCATGGGGCGTAACCCACGGACCAACGAGCCCGTGCCCATACCTGCCACGCGCATCGTGGTGTTCCGTGCAGCAGAGGGTCTGCTGGTGAAAGAGGACACGGTGTCCTGCTGCAAGCAGGAATGAAGTCCTGCTGCAAGCAGGAATGAAGTCCTCATTGAAAGGAGAGAAGTGATGTCGAAGTTAGATAGTATTCTTGCGCTGCCCTTTGAGCAGTACATGCAGGCTTGTTGGCAGCATGTGCATGACAAAGCGCTGACCGATCCGATGGTGGCGGTGGTCTATGGTTGGATGCGGCAGGACCCGTCCAACACCGAGGCGCAGTGGGCCAAGCGTTATTGGTTCTGCAAAGCGAAGGGGTCGAGCGATGCGTATGAGTCCTGAAGATATCGGCTTGTTGGCCGTATGCGTGGTAGCCGCGTTGCTACTGATGTTCGGGGTCATCTGACCCCGTGAGGAGAATGCAATGACTTGCAGTAACTGCAACACAACGCAGACCAATCAGTTCTGGCACCTGCGTGGGTACTACGGTATCAACGGGACGTTCTGCTCCAAGTGTTACGACCTTGTTGCACACGATCCTTATGGCAACCCGCAGAACCCACTAGCCTACGCCCGCATCAAGGATGCGCTCAATACCAAAGAAGGGGTAACGCAATGAAGAGCAACAAGGTAGAGACCCACAACAACGCCCACATCCGGCCTGACCTCGTGGACAGGCTAGCCTTTGTCAAGGCGCAGATCGCCACGCTGATGGAGCAGGAGTCCGCGCTCAAGCAGGCGATGGTGGACACGGGCTTGGCTGTGCTGGAGGGCACGGCGCATCGGTGCACTGTGTCCGTCATTGACGGACGGGTCACGACGGACTGGCGCTCAGTGGCCGAGCGCTTGTCACCCTCACGCCAGCTCATCGCTGCCCACACCACCCAGGGCGAGGCGTTCACCCAGGTGCGCTGTGTCGCACGTAAAACGAGTAACTGATAAGGAGTAATGCAATGAGCAACGACAAGACATACAACGGTTGGACCAACTACAAGACGTGGCTGGTGAACCTGTGGCTTACCAATGATGCCGCCCTTGTCCATGCGTTTGGTGGCCTTCGTGATGCTGTCGTGTCAGCAGACACGCTGTATGATGCGAGAGAAATACTCGTGGCATGGCTAGATAACGAGTACGATATGTACATCGAGAGCAACCCGCACGGTCTGTTCCGAGACCTGATCAAAGGTGCGCTCAGCGAGGTCGATTGGTACGAGATCGCCAAGAACTGGCGTGACGAGGAATGAGGGGAGATTTCTCCCCCAACCGTGGGGGCTGCGGTCCAGCCCCGACCAGTGTCAAAGGGGTGTCAACACCCCATTCAACTCTAGGAGAAAGCAACCATGAAGAACCCATCCATCACCCAGATCCTCGCCGCTGCCCGCATGAGCGCACAGCGCACTGCCTATCAGGCTGCGCTGCGTCCACAGCTTGTGTCCTCCCCGGAGGTACGCACCACCCTGGCTGCGCTCAAGCGCAGCATGCCCAAGGACAACGCCGAGATCGGCGTGCATGTGAGCGACTACAGCCACACGGTCTACCTCACCCTGCACATCCGCAACCTCAACTCCCTCAAGGACAAGGTGCTTGCCAAGGTGCTGCTGCCCTTCGCAGGGGACGAGGCATGGCGCTCACACACCAACGACTACACGTACAGCGACGAGCCCAACCGTGACTTCCAGTTCGAGCGCAGCGTGTGCGTGCCCATCGTGCGCAAGACGCCCGCTGTGCGCTGGCTGCAGCGCCACACAGGTATGGGGGACCGCATCGTCCTCAGCCTGTGCGTACGCATCAGCGCGTACGTGAAGGCCGACTCGGACGCCTGCCGCTACGAGGTGGACGTGGTCGAGGAGGTCGTCCGCAAGGAGACCAAGCGCATCGTCTGCGCTTGAGACGGTCCCCGCCTCACCCTGGGCCCGGGGGAGATTTCTCCCCCTTTCTTTTAGGAGTAATGCAATGACCTACCAATCCCTCCCTCCCCTCAGCCTTGCGGAGGCTGACGCTGACCAAGAGGCGTACCGCCAGTGGAAAGCACTGGACGCGTACATCACCGATGGTGCCTGCCGTGAGTGGGAGCTACGCTACAAGGACTCCAACGAGCGTGTGGCTAAGGGCGTGACTGCCCTTGACTTCCGTGGCGACAGCGACGTGATCATCGGGGGGCGTGCGCCGCACAAGCCCTCATCCACAGGCCGCGTGTGGACCGCCGATGGTCGCGAGTACTTCCCGTCCGTCTTCGACATGCAGTGGGTGAACACCCAAGAGTAACCAACAAGGAGAAACGCAATGACGAAACGACACATGCAGATCTATGTGAACGGCGAACACACCATCACTGAAACGAACATCGAGTGGGCGCTCCCCTTTTGGCAAGAGCGCAAGCGCATCCGCGAACGTGACGGTGTGCGCATCACATGGCGCTTCATCCCCGCTTAACGACACACTTAAAGGAGATCAATCATGGGCTGGACATTTTTCTCTGACTCCCCCCGCGAGACACGCGCTCAGATCATTGAGCGTGAACTCACGCAACCCGCAACAGACACCAACCCCAACGCCTGGGGGTTTCACTCACTCTCCGAGCGAGGCTCCACGGTGTACGCCATCGCGTGGCGGCAACCCGCGAACCAACCACGGATCTACTTCGGCGTCGTGGTGCTCACCTCCCGCAAGCGCGGTGAGTTCGGCTACAAGGACATGGATGAGTCCATGGGTCCGTACTACTACGACATGCCCTTGCGCATGCTCGACCAGCTTGAGGCACTGGCACCCCTGCGCCCCGACGACATCAACGCCCAGGCATGGCGCGACCGCGTGCGGCAGCACCACATCCACAAGCGCAAGAAGCACGCCGACATCGCCAGGACAGGAGCCATCGTGCGCTTCAACCCCGACGACGAAACCTTCGTGCTCGTGGCTCCGTGCGGACCACGCCGAGGGTGGGTCGTGCGCCGTGTCCGTGACGACTTGGAGTTCCGCGCACCGGCCAGACACATGGCCCGCCGCATCCCTGTGACCGCTTAATCTGTTTCTGCGAATGCTTCCCACGTTCCTGGGAACCTGATACAGTCAAGTCTTTGACACCGTGGCCGCTGCGGTTCAGCGGCACATCAACTAGGAGAAACCAAATGGCTCATCAAATCGACACCACCTCCCTGAACCGCGCTTCCTACGCCTCCACTCAACGCGAGTGGCACGGGCTGGGTGAACTCATGCCCGTCGGGCAGGACGTGGAGGCCTGGGCGCAAGCCGCAGGCATGGAGTACAAGGTACAGCGCGGAGTCATCCGGTATGCGACCGAGCGCCTGACCCCAGACGCCGCCATCCACAACCTCAAGTCCATTGAAGACAAGCTTGTCCTCTTTCGCTCCGATACCGGCGCTCCGCTCGGTGTCGTCTCTGACAGCTACAAGGTAGTGCAGCCCCGTGAGGTGCTTGAGTTCTTCCGTGAGTGGGCGCAGGCCAACTCGGTCACCATCGAGTCAGCGGGCGTGCTGTTCGGAGGCAAGCGCTACTTCGCCACGGCGAAGATGGCGAACGCAGTGGCAGTGGCGAACACAGGCAAGGACACTGTTGTGCCCTACATCCTGTTGAGCACATCTGCCGATGGCTCACTCGCCACCGAGGGCAGGCTCACTCAAGTACGCACAGTGTGCAACAACACGCTGAGCGTAGCGCTCAAGGGTGCGGCGTCCTTCAAGATCTCCCATCGCACCACGTTCAAGGCGCAGGAGTGCCGAGGCATCATCGAGTCTGCCCACGAGGAGTTCGGCGCGTTCATGGAGATGGCACGCAAGCTTGCGTCCATCAAGGTCGAGTCCAAGCTGGCCGAGGATATGACCGCGCTGCTGTTGACAACCCCAACCAGAAACATCGACGCCGCGAAAGATAGTGCGGGCTTTCACCGCATCATGGGGTTATTTCAAGGCGGGGGCAAGGGCAGCACGCTTGAGACTGCACGCGAGACTTCGTGGGGCTGGCTGAACGCGTGCACCGAGTACGTGGACCACCATGTCCGTGCCCGCTCGGACGAGAACCGCACGGCATCCGCCACCTGGGGCCCAGGCGCTGACCTCAAGCAACGCGCAGTAGAGATAGCACTGGCAGCGTAATTCGTGGGGGGCTTCGGCCCCCTGTTTTCAATGGGGACATGTCGTCCTCTTTCACTTAGGAGAAAGCAATGCAAACTGTTCACATCAGCATCATGACTGGCAAGCTCGACGGCCTGCGGGCTATCAGCACGAATACAAGAACCAACGACTACTGCATCAAGCAGAACGCGTCCGGTGATCCCGACAACATCTGCACCAAGTGCTACAGCCACACGATGCTGTCTTCCTATCGGAAGAACATGCAGCCTGCGCTACAGCGCAACAGCGACGCGCTGAGCACGCGTATGCTGGCTGAGGCGGAGTTGCCTCGGGTCATGGACTCGGTCTTTCGGTTCGACGCACACGGGGAACTGATCAACGACACGCACCTCGCCAACCTCGTGGCTATCTGCGAGTACAACCCACGCACGGTGTTCGCCCTGTGGACCAAGCGCAACGACATCGTTGCCAAGTACTTCGGTGCACGCGCCAAGCCCACGAACATGATCCTGATCTACAGCAACCCCAAGATCAGCAACATCATGAAGCGCCCACCCAAGCACTTCGACCGCACGTTCAACAACGTGCTGGAGCATGAGTACGTCGAGCGCCAGAACTGCACGGGTCAGCAATGCAAGGACTGCCTGCTGTGCTACACCCCGGGCAATGGCGTTACCACAATCGTGGAGAAGGTGAAGAAGTACTAAAGATCACAGTCAAGCGCTTGACAACCCGATGGTGGGGGCGGATACTCCCCACCTCATCAACCCTTTTAGGAGTCAACATGACTTTCACTGTAGAAGCAGGCGTTCCCATCCCCAAGCGTACGCGTGGCCGTGTGCCCACTGCATTCCCGATGGCCGAGATGGACGTGGGCGACAGCTTCCTGATCGAGTGCGACACGACCGACAAGAAGGTGCTAACCAACTGGCGGCGCAAGTTCCTGATGGCGAAGAAGGTGTTCCTCGAGTCCTACGAGGGCGCGTTCCAGACCGCTACCGTGTCGGATGGCGTTCGTGTCTGGCGTACGGCCTAAGAGTCCCTGACTCTGCACTCAACGCTCTGCCTCGGCAGGGCGTTTTTCATGTCTGTTTAATTTTGAGGAGAAGCAAATGAACATTGACTGGACGCTGCTACGCAGCCAGAAGCTGACGCTGTTGCAAGTCATAGATGTCAGCCCGCCAACTGTGGCGGAA